TTGTTAAATCAAAATCTCCACCACCATCACTTGGTAGAACAGAATATAATTTGTCCCCTATTGCTGATGGTATTAATGCTAATGTTGGTTTTGCCATTTGTCTTAGTTTTGTATGTTCTGTATTCCTATTTTATGTATTGCATCTGCTAAACATTTTACTGCTTCTACTTCTTGCCTACCTTCTAGGTTTATTTGTCCTTGTATCATCTCTGTTGATGTTCCAATAGAAGATGCAGTATCTATTGTGTTACCAAACCAACTATTGTCGTATATTTCGTTTGCCATTTTCTTTTTCTATTTTTTTTAAGAATACTTTTAGTTTCTCTTTATTATCCTCTTTCGGCTTATATTGTTTCTTTACCCTAAGTTCCATCCGTGAAATACTGTATCTTTATCAGGATTTATATCTTCATTTGAGTTTGTGTAATACTCTGGGAATAACGAAGAGGCATTATTACCCATATAATCAATAAATCTGTTAGTATAATAATTAGCGTAATCTCTCTCTTTCTGTACTAAGAAATCCACTTCTTCTTTACTTATTGTCGAACCATTAGATGCTTCACTCCTATAAACACCTCCGTTAGCTATAGTGTAAGAAGCAAATGGTAAGTATTCTGCCATAGAAAAATGAATTAGCATTGGTTGTATAAAGTCATTAACCAACTCCAAATAGTTACCAGTTAAATTACCATTAACAATATCATTACTAATCTTATCATATAAGTCAGTTCCTAAATAGTTTTGTATATGAATCTCTTGTGCCAATCTAATAAATTGTATAAACTTATTAGTATCTACATTACCACTTATAGCAGTGTTTTTAACTAAATCAGCCTCCTTTATAAATAATGCTTTTGCCATATCTTATTCTGTTTGAGATGTTGGTTGTTCTTCATCTTGAGAATCTTCCTCTGTAATAGTCTCAGAATCCTTTTTAATACCTGTTTCCTTCTCTATCTCTGCCTCACTGATAGCATTAGTCAAGTCTGTAAATTCAAGCGGTTGTAGCGTCTTAAAATAGACATCTAAATCTATACCATTAAACTGTAGTATTTCTTCTATCTCATCTAGTATAGTAACCTGTAAAGGTCTAATAACAGTGTTATCCTTAAGTACAGAAGCAGTCTGAAGTTCCTCAGCATTGTTTCCTAAACCTGAAGAGTCTTTTATACCTACAAGCATAGGCGATACTATTCTATGGGATACCATAACTTTCCTCATACTTTCATCAGAAAGGAATTGATATTGTTGGTGAGCATCACTTAATTGTACAGGTTCTATACTTGCAGATAACTCCTTAGAATCATTAAATGCCAATATAAAACGACCTGCATTACTTGATCCTGAAAACTTATCATATATTCTTTGTTCTATAGCAGTTCTCTCTTCATCTGAAGGCACTCCGTTATTGAAGTTAATAAGCATACTTGGAGCTAATCCATTCTTTATGTTATTTATATGGTAGTTTGCGATCTCTTCTTCTAGTTCTGCGTATTGTATCCCACCTTGATAATCTACTGGAGAATAATAAAAATAACCTGCCTTGTAAGGTTTTATGTAAACAATCTCTATGTTCTCTTCAGAACAACCGAACGCTGGTATTCTCTTTACATTCTTTTTAGCTGAATTTACCGAAGACCAATCATTAGAATAATAGTAAGCTCTTATCTTACCTTTAGAGTCAGCCTTCTCAGCTCTCAATGTCTGGACAGGTATATGTGCTACTTGAGCAATACGACTTCTATCTTTAGAGTAAATAACCTGGAATGCTGCGTTACCCATCATCTTATAATCATAACAAACACTTTTTAGGCATTTCTTAGAGAATAAAGACTTCATTTCAGCATACTCTTTAGGTTTACTTTCACCATCTACGGCATCCAGTCCCTTACCATAAATCATATCTGCAATACCATTGATAGCAGCGTTGTTGGTTGGAGAACCATTATACCTGTCAATTAAATATTGGAAGTAATCATTATCCTCACCATACTCAACCCATTCTCTATTCTGAACCTCTACAACTTCAGGTCTTGTATAAGATGAAAAATTCACAACATGAACCTTTCCTTGCTTATTGGCAGAATTAGGTTTTTTGTATTTACTTGTATTTTTTTTAGCCATAATTATATATTATAATACTATAAATTCATTGTCAAAAGTATCTTCTGTTACATACTCATTTTTATGAACATCAAATTTATTATAGTCTGTTTGATTGGTACAAAATATTACATCTCTATATATAACATCTCCTGATGTATTGGTTACTTCCATAGAGTAATTAGTGCCTTCTTTTAATGAGAAATTACCTGTTAAACTCATATACCCATTAGAATTGACTACAGAAACCGCTACTGTAACTGGAGTTCTTGTGTTCTTGTTTACTAAGGTTAAGACTACAGAAGACTCCTCTTTTCTAGGTATAAACTTTATGGTCTGCGTTGATGTTGTGGTTAATATTTTCATACAATTAAGTAATAAGAATTTACAGATTTGTTTGTAACAAAAAAAAGGAGCAACATGATGTCACTCCTTTTAATTATTAAGTTAAATAGGTATTAAGCTCCTAAGTCTATCGTTACATCGTTAGCGGCAAAACTCCAAAGAGTAGCTGTAATAACGTCAGGCACTATAAATTCAGCAGGAGAAGTTTCCATACCTGTAAATGTAAGTGTGTATCCACTCATATCTCCCATTGCACCACCTGTTACGATAGTACCACCTGAAACATCAGCTCCGTGTTCTCTACCTATCAAGAAAAGATTTCCGTTGTAGTCTTCTACGATAACTTGTGGGTTAGCTGAAGCAAGTAGTTTTACCGCTTTGTTATCTACTGCAGATAATTTAGGTAAAGTTAAGTTTAATGCTTGCTCGTAAAAAACAGTTCCGTTTTCTCTTGAAGAGTTAATAGTTTGTTCGAAAGTTGAATTACCTTTTAGGTCGTATTTATAGATAGTTCCTGCATTGGTAATATCATCAATCACGTCTGTAGATGCGTCTTTTTTCCATCCAATATCAGTTCCTTCGTCAAATGCAGCAAAATAAACCGCTTTAAGACCCCCTACAGAATCTTTACAGTTCAATGCTCTACCATCCGAAATAAATGTACATGCCATAATATTATATTTTTTTTAGATTATTAAAAAGGGATGGATGAAAACCCACCCCCTTTATATTAGATTATTTGTTTGTAAATTATGCAGGTGTGTATAGCACAATTTCAGAACCAATTCCATACTGTACAGAAGCGACAAAACGCATTATCACACGAACATTCTGACTTCCGTCTAAATCTGCCATGTCCAATACTTTAACTTCATTAGTATCATTTAAGATACCTGTTCCAAAGTACAAGTTAGATTTCTGAGCAGCTACAATGTAGTTATTAGATAGTCCGTTTGCTACGAATACTTTAACTCCATCAAACATCAAGTCTCCCATCGCTTGGTTAGTTCCTTGTCCTCCGACACCATTAGCACCTACTCCGTTAGCAGCAAATCCTCCTAATGCTCTTACGTAAGCACGATAAACGTTTTGAGCTACGTATAAGTTTAAGTCTTCACTTCCGTACAATTCAGAAGGGATAGCGTCTACTACTTTTCCTAATTCATCAATAACGTTTGCAGCAGTAATAGAAGTACCTACTACATCAATTACGTCAGAATCAGCAGCAGCTAAAGTTACGATTCCATCAAATTCTCCTTCGGTAGCATCTACACCACCCCAAATGTTTTGCTCTATTTTTTGAGCTACTTTCTCTTGTGCGTGTAAGATTAAGAAATCAGCAAAAGAAGAAGGAAGGTTATCAAATGCAGAGTACCCCATTTGGATTGCTTCCCAGTCAGACCTGAAGTCAGCCTTACATAATTCAAGGTTTACTTGGAAGGTTTTAGGTTCGATAATTCTTTCAGTCAAAGTAATTGTAGAAGTGTCAGCGAAGTCACAAGTACCATCTTTTACGATACCATTAGTCGCTAATTTCTTAATTACTTCTTTAAATTTTACATTCGGTTTAACAGTGATTCCACCGTTGTCAATTGTTACTCCACTTAAAAGAGCAGCCGAGATATATTCTCCTGCCGATTCTCCTGCGTAAGTAGTAGTGATTGAAGTTGTTGTT